AGATTCCCTGACTTATGGCGATCTTGTAAAATTCTCGTTTTTGAGTTAGGTATTCGGCCATGTTACAAGATTACCCTGTAAGAACCTACAAAGCGACAGTGATCACATTGCCAATAAAAATAGACATTGTTGAAAGGGTTGTCATATTTAAACTCTCGACCACATGCCTGACAATTGTAAAGCCCTTTCTTGGGAATTACTTTGAGGACGGCGTTGAGATCGACTTCTTCCACACTAATCCGGCTTCGGGGCTTGACACCCATTTGGCATACTCCTGAATACGGGTTTTCTTCCAGTTCTTGTCGTGTACCGCAACCACCCATTGATGCCCATTGAGATGCATCCGGTGGTGTTGGACGGTTTGGCACCAAGGCCACTCCATTGCGGTACCGGCGCAATTTGGGTAGTATAGGTACCAAAGATGGTTGTTGATGTGGGTGGCCGGGAGCCCAAAGTGAGGCAACACCGGGAATGATTCCCGGATTGCTCCGCCTCGATCGAACTCCGAAAACCAAAGTTGCCCAGTGGTCATCAAAAGCCCTTGGATTTTTAGGAGAATGATTCGGTTGGGTTTGCCGATGTAATGATACACTGACTTGCCCTTGGAATCCCTCACCCTCACAAACCACCGAGTCGAGAAGGTTCCTGGAAACGGGAGGGGATTCCGACGCTTGGGATCGAAGGATTGTCGATAAATTGAATACAATGACCTCATAACGTCAAGCCTTGCCTCACCGCCTCATTCCGAACTTTCTCCAAAAACACTGCAACAATCGGGTTGATTTCTTGTTTGAACTTCCAATCCTTTTCACACCTCGGCCCGCAAATCGGCAAATCATACCGGGTGTTGTGGGTTCCCGTATTACATATAATGCACCGCGGATCATTCCTAACCATCTTAAACGCGGCGGTCAATAAAAACATACAAGGCAAGTTGGCTTTGGGATCCATCCACTTCTTGTGGGCCTGCATTTCCTCGGTCGATTGGAACACCCGGCGACACGCCCTACACTGGGACCATTGGGTGTTCTTGACTTGAGAACCTACGAAATATCGGTACAATCCGCCCCCAAGATTACCTTCCGGGACTCCAGGGGAATCGTTGGTGTACATTGCTTTGATTTGGGCGAGTTGCTCGCGTCCATCTTCCCATCCTACTCCCGAGGTATCGACGGCTTGTTCGACTTCTTGTTCGCCGCGGAATCGTTTCTCGAAGCAGGAGTTATGGAAACACCGGCGGCGTCCGTCTTTGTCGGTGGTTACTCGTCGATCCATGTTGGTGGTTGCCAACAAGCACACCCCGCAAATTGATAGTTGGTGGAACCTCTCGCTTGAGGTTGAGGTTCGAGGGCGCGGAAGCAAGGGACGGGGCTTGAGCCGCGGGGCACCATTCTTCCCGCAAATCACCTTGAGAAACCAAAACGGAACTGTGGATTCAAACATAGTCATGATTTTTTGAAGCCTCCGAGGGGAGGGCTGCTACACACACCCTCCCCCCTTGATTTTGTCGGTAGGTTTCCTTCTAATCAGGTTCCTTGCCGGGCATTACGGAGTGTTCTTGCTTATCGTGCGCCAGGGTCTCGACCAAGGCTCGCGAAGCCCTGATTTACAACCTTCCCTCCGTTGCGGCCTGGATCCCCAGAACTGGGGGATGCTGACCTTGCGCACTAGACCCTTGAACCCGCCGTCCCCATTTCGCACCTTGCTCAGCTCAGAACCGAGAGATGTTACACGCCGAAGCCAGAGAGCCTCGGACTTTAAGGGCGGCGAGTGAGGAGAACAAGGGGATGCGGTTCAGAAGCCTTGAAGATCTGGTGACCTTCAAGAACGTGCCCCTGACCTGTAACCCTTGGTTTTCTCCTCATCGGGCCTGGGTTGAACTCGTGCCGTTTAGCGACGAGTTCGGGTAAGACCGTGAACCAGAACCGTCATCCGGTCTGAATCGTTGCCGGGGTAAGTGCCCACATTGACGAAACCGGCGTCCACCAAAATCCCAATCGCGAGGGATTGGTAGTTGGCCAGAAGCGCGATGTGGCAACCGCCGTCGTCCAGGTCGTTCTTGACCCATTCAACCAGATAATTCTTGAACGCGGTGACGAACCGGGCTTTGGTGGTGCGCAGACCTTCGTCGCTCAAATCCACAAAGAAATCATCGATGTCGTCGTTGATTGTTTCGTCGACTTTGAAGTCGTGAAGGACGGTGGTACTGCAACATCCCGGGGCTGACGAATCTTCTCGCCATAGTCGGTATTCACCAACCTTGTCCTCCAAATAATCCTTGAGGTCTGCGGCGGTTGCAGTCTTGATTGCGGGTTTCTTTTCGGTACTCATTTTGCCTTTCTCCTTGGTTTTTTAGTTACCGCCCGCTTCTTCTGCGGGGCGATCTTGGGGGTCAAGGGAGGATAAACCGTCAGTCCCTTAGCATACAAATAAACCATGCGCCCGTCTCCGTGGGCAGACTCAAACTTACCCACCAGTCGATACCCCGCATCCACCACATATTGAGCGGCTTGTTTTTGTTGGTGGTTAAGGGCTATGAGGTGACATCGACAATAAGTGCCTTCTTGTTGGGGGATTGAGGCCGCGGCTTCTCTCAACTTGACGGCGGTAAACTCGTCTTGAGCGTCGAACGGGAACCCAGCAAGGATGTTTATTCCACAACAGTTCATGAAATTGTAGGATTGCATAACCCAACCGGCCCTTTCGTTGTGAGATTAACCTCGGGATGAGGAAACTCCCTCATACGCTCATCAAACAGCGGTTTCCCCGCTGCCCAAAGTCTTTTGAGTACCTCTTTTAGATCGGCGCTTTCCACGTTTACCCTCCAGACTTGCTTCCACAAGTGTCAACAACTCGTAGACTCGATCGAGGTGGGCGTGGGCGGACTCTTTGATGAATACGTCGCGTTGGACGGTGTCGAGGATCAGACGTGCGTCCTCTAGTTTGTGGCGGAGTTTTTTGGCGGCTTTCTTCTTGATTTTCATGTTTCCCTCACTAGGGGCCAATCCCATCCCCCCTCCCAAAACTCATCAGAGGGATGGACAAACCTGAATCCGGGTGGACAAGGCGAGTCGAGACTCAACAAAGCATGTCCCTCGCCCAAAACTGGGTACACAACCCTAGTTCGCGAGGACGCCGCAGATGGTGCATCTCCAGCCACGTTCCTCCTTGACACCTATGCCGTTGACGGCCTTCTTGACAGCTCGATTGAACAGGCGGCGTCCCTTGCCGTATTTGGATTCTTGAAATTCGATTCCTTTGGTGGTGTTAAACCAGGGTACCTCGGCTTTGGGCTTTTGTTCAAAAGTACAACGCCCAGCTTGGATCACAATGATCCCTGCCTTCACACAATCATGCGGCATTATCTTGGTTTCCAAATGAGTGCCTCCATGTCTTGGTCTTTTCATCCCACGTCTGCCGGGGACGGAGTTGTTGTTTTTTGGATTCTTTGAATTCCTCGGCCCCCGCTCTTGAGCGGCGAATGAGGTGGGGGACTACGGCGGATTTAGGTTCTTGCTTCATCAATCCCTCATTACTCCCCGCCCAGCCTCGACATCTCCGCAGCGTCTGCTAATCTCCGCCACATCACAACGCGGCTTCGCCTGCAAGCCTTCGATCTTGTTTTAGATTCCGGGACGCCCAGTGAGTCGTGAAGATGATTACTTGAAGGAATAGTCTAATTGAGCACCTTCACATCGTTTTCGTCATCCTGGCTGGCCTAACCCCGTATAGTTACGAGGTTAGACTTCACCATAACTCACTTGCATCGCCCACAGAGGGTCGAAGTTTCTCGTAAGTTCCCCCGAACTGCGATGTTGTTCTTATTTTTGATACCCAGCAAAGGACGCGAATCCTCCGCCCGGCCCTTGGAGCCGCAGTATCCCAAACAAGACACCAACGAAGCCCGTTTCGCTTGGTTGTCGAGGCTGGTCGAGAACTTGTCGATCAATCCTCAAAAAGGTCTTTGATTAAAATCAGAAGGAGAATCCAGAGTGCGCCTATCACGGGTGTGGCGAATGCAACTAACAATACATTTTCTAGCATGATCCTCCCCCTCCACTCACCCAATGCTCCCAATCCTCAATATCCTCTTGAGTTACTATCCTTGAGGAAGCCGCGGGGCCATTACGTCTTATAGGCACGATGGCGGACATGATGTTCCTCGTTGGGAGCATCGAGGGATACTTGATGTGATTGGTGAGTTTGGCGAAGCACTCCGGCCTCCCACAGTACCGGATTGGATCACTCGCCCATGCTGGACGCCCACACCCAAGACACACCTCAAGTATGACGGTTCCTCCGCCCTCACAAGTGTTGCACCGAATTTCGGCCCCAGTTAAGAGGCTTACCTCGTTCCCAACACCGCGACAGATGGGGCACAGGACGATTTCAACATCGCCTGACTTGCCCAATTGCCCCCGGCGTGCTTGCCGTAAGGAATCCAAGTTCGGTCTCCTTTCCCGCCAATCAACCAATTGGCCTCGATGTTCAAAGGATCGCTGATTACCGTCCCGATCCCGTTCTCGATTGTCCGAAGGGCCATCTCGGTGACCGGCCCCGACCCCCACACTGATCTGAGGGCACCAAAATAGATGTGACGGTTGCGCTTAATGATGGCGCGGGCACAATTCACGTCGTTGGCGTTGACTACGTCCTTGATCTCGGACTGGGGGCCATCCCAACACGTCCGATACAACCCCGAGGTTCCCAACATCACGGCGCGCCGCGTTAACTCAAATACTAGATGTGAAATGGCGGGATGGGAGAGCCAAAAGTTGGAAAGAACGCGATACTCAATTCCATGAATCGGGAGCCTAAACTCACCACATTTCCCGTACATCTTCCGTCTTTCAGGAGTGTCAATCCCAGATGCCAGGGAGACTCCTGCGATACCCAAAATTCCGTCAAGTGCTTCAACAATGGCCTGCGTAATTGGAGCGGTAACCCGGCGCGAGAGGCCAATATGGAGATGTCCGCCAGCGAAACGCCATCGGTACTGACGGGGATCTGGAGTAGGTAAATCTGAGTCCTTGTAGATATTGTAACTCGGAGTACACCTAAATCGGATTTGGTCGTCGGTTGCGGCATCAACTAACTCCTGACTTAACTCGATTGAATTCATCAAACTCAAACGGGCGGCTGGGTTGTGCTTTTGAGCCGCATTGAGGATCGTGGTTAATCCGTTCCTGATCTTGTCATGCAACGATTCGAGGCACGATGATCCGCTGGGGCAAGTCTCGGCTTGGTATCCATCCCAAAACGAGTGGACGATTTGACGCGCCCTATCTTTTTCGTCGAATTTTGAGGGTAAGAATTCCCAAGCCGGGATCACATCTCCCAGTTTATCGACCACGAAGATTTCGGGGTCGGTGCCGGAAGTGAGACTCATCTTGGGAATCTCGAACTTCGAACCCGAGGCTGCGGTTTTGATGTTCGTCAAAAACTCGCTCGCTTGTTTTTCGGGGGCGAGGTTCAGGGAGGTTCCCTTCTTCACCGGGCCGATGTTAACCAACACCCAGCCTTGCCAAGCGTTCCAAGTCCGGACAATGGGGTAAACGCTGTCTTTCGAGTTCCCCGGAAACTCCGCCCCCATAAACATCCCGATTTCTTTGGGGTTCTCAGGGAGTAATACGACGGCCCCCGGTTCGACTTCCTCGACTGCCCGCTTGAGTTCTTCGACCATACTTCCTCCAAATCCACAGTTTAGGTTGCACTAGAATCAAATTCAAGGCGCAACTAATCCAATAAACCATGATTTTTAAGGAGGCTTTGGACTCCTCGTGTGGTTTAAGCGGCGGGCTGTCCCGTTCAAGGGATCGTTTGAACCCACCGCCCCATCACCTGATTTACAACTCCTTGGCAAAGATCACTTCATACCCACAAGCATCGTTCTTCTTGAGGTTGATTTCAGCGCGCATCCCCTTCCACACAGGAGGCCAATCATGAACGTGAAAATTGATTACCGTTCCATCCTCCCGTTGAAAGAGCAGGTTGGTGCAATGATTGTTGCCTCCGCCCCCTGAATATTCGGCCTGGTTAAGCTCAAGCACATAACCGCGGAACGTTTCAAAGGCCGGGGTGTCTTGGCTCACCTTGTCAGGATCAGCCTTACAACGGTCATTGCAACACCCCACTAAGCCCAGCAGGAGGCTCAAGAGGACTCCTGACAACAGGTTTTTGAACATTGGTCACCTCCTCACTCTTGACATGATCCCAGTAATAGCTGTGTGGGTGCTTGCATCCATCACGACAATGACGAACACAAGCCCTGGGTGCAGCCCACACAGGCCGGATGATTCGATGGGCCACCTTGGGGAAGCCCAACACAAGAGCCACAAGCCAAAGGCTAAAGACGAACTTCAGTGCAAATGGACGGCGTATCCCAATAAGAAGCATAGCCCTCCAAATGCCACCAAAAATAGAACGTCCATCTTCATCCCAAGCATGAGGCCCAGCATGAAGGCTGTGAGGTTCTTTTTCAAGTTAGCTCCCGGTTGTGGTTGATTTCTTGTCGAGGAAGTTGTGGGTCATGGTTTCCAGCTTGGCCTTGAAAGCCCCGCCGAAAAACACCTGATCCAGCAAAGCCACAAACAAGATTGTGTAGATCGTGTCTTTGTTTTCGCTGATGTACTTCTTTACGTCGTTGAACATCTTGCCTCCTTTGGAGTTGATTAAAGCTTGAAATTGTGGGATGTACGGGGAATCATCAGAAATCGCGTAAGAATACCATCCATTCTCTGGAAATTGGACATCGAAGTATTGATACTTATTTATGCTCTTGCACCACGCCGCGTTTGAAACCTCCATCGATAAGGCAGAACGGGGTTAGACTGATGTTCCTTCAACCTCACCAGACGGAGTTTCCTCAACCCTCGACTCCAACCAAAGCCGGGCGGCATCCCTCACGCGGGGATGGATTTTCTTGTCTCCGCAAATATGCCGTGAGGTGAGGATCATCTCAATGATGTGGGTTTTGACCCGCGGAGCCAAGGGCAACTCTCCAGTGAGTTTCCCCTTCCTCAAGCGTCCCTCGGCCACGGCACGTGCTCTGGCCCGGTTGAATGAGTCTTTGGGGTTGAACACCGAGAGTGAAAATTGGACTTGGTTGGTGTTTGTGAGTATCGACGCAACTCCGGCCACCGGGAACCCTGACTTGTCCCGGAGATAAAAGAATTTCATGCTAGCCTCCTCGGAATGAGGGATTTTGAGGAATCCCTCCCTCCGGCGCGGCTAGTTGGCAGGGTTCAGCGTGTCGGCGCGGGTAGCTTCAGGGATGTTGTAGTTAATTTGATAGGGCAATGTTGATCTCACATGCCCAAACGTGCGATCCTCGAACTCGATGGTGTTGTCTCGCACCGTGATCAATCGGGTGACGAGTTTGTAGGTGATGGTGGTGCCGTTTGATTTGTGTAGAGTTACGCGATCCATACTAGGGCCTCCTTTCCTCACCCCGTTTTAAGGCGAGGAGATTGTCAATCTTTTCTGTTACTTTGTAGAGTTGCTGCCATGCTGCTGCAAGCTCGGCTCCAAGTTCGTCAGGTATATAAGCGAAAGAATCGTGCTTTTTATGCCATTCTTCTTCGGGGGCCGTTGTAAATCAACCAATCATAGGTTTCGTCTTGATGAATGTATGTCATTGCCACAAGCGTCCACTTAACGCCTTAGCACTGAATTGTCCAAACCTGAGTCGCCGGGCAACTTCACGGGCGTCTCTTACTTGGAGAGTGAGTTCGTGGATGCGCTCTCGAATTGATCCTAGCGCGGCCTCGGTCACTTCCTCATTTATCAGGTTTCGACGAAACAGTCCTAGTTGACGTTTGAGTCTCACGTATTCCATGAGGTATTTTTGGTAATCTGGGATGTCTTTTGCATACGGGCTGGCCTGATGGTCAGTCATGGTGTTTGCGGCTCTCCCTACCACCAAATTGATGCGTTTGATGTGGGCGAGGGTAATCCGGTCAATAGCCCGAACCAGAACAAGATTCTTAGATTCCCGTGTCCTAGTCCGGGCCTCGACCTCAGCGTTGATGGCTGCTATGCTCATCTGCGTGTTAGGATGGTTACCACAGCCGCCAACAGGAGTAATCCCAAAACCCCCGCCACCAATCCGGCCATGTCAATCTCCTTGTTTGACTCCTTGAGGTTCTCCGCCTCCACCTTTGGTGAGTTTGGAGAGTTGATCGAAGTCGCCTTCGTCGATTGCTTTGTTGAGGGCTTGGGTGAGTTGGTTGACTTTTTCCGTCACCTTGCGCTTCAAACCGAATTTTTCCGGGGTGAAGAACTCAGACACGGTTTCCCCTTGGGCATTGAGGGTTTTGTCGGGACGGATGTTTGATAACTCTTTTTCCGCCGCCTCTAATAGTTCCTTGCCCTTGAGGATTTGTTTGACTTGAACTTCGAGGGTTTGTTCGGTGAGTATATCAACCACCCGCCGAATCCTCTCAGCCCCGGAGCCAGCGAGTGATTCACTCACTAACTCCTTGATTGACTTCTTGGGTTCGTTCATTCTTGCCTCCCGTAAAAAATCGATTACCACAATTGGCACAACACCCGGTTTTCAGGGCATAAAGGTGCTGTTTTGCTCCTTCGTTGTCATACCCGCATTCATCACAGTCAAGCATCTTACTTGACAAGATATGGCCTGTCGTTGTGGGTGTGGCGTCCGCCATGATAAAACACCTTTCCGGGCCTCAGACACACATCATTGGCCCAAACACACAAATACACTTGTTCAGGCTCGGACGCCTCCGAGGTGGGAGTCTGGCCGGGATTGGATGATATCAATATATCCTCTCTGATGCTCATTGACTTGCCCCGCCTTCTCCTTCCCATGTGGACACTTCAACATGGGCATCAGGCAAATCAGACAAAACTTCCCCTTGGTTTGGGGGTTGGATGAACTGGTTTCCATTGAGGGTCTCCTGTTTTTGATTCACATCGAGACCGCAGGATTGACACACAGTGTCTTTCCAGTTGTGGCGTTTGTAGGTTACGCCGTTTCGAATACAGGTTGACATGCGTTGCTCCTTTCGAGTACTTCAACTTGATTGTGAGCAAGAGTGCCAACAATATGTATGTCCAGATATCGACCCCTTTCATCTTCTCCAGGCCATAGCTGGACGCCGCGAAGTCTCACGATTTTACCGTAGTTAAGACTCTGGTAGATGGTTTCGATAGTCACCCGCTCCTCCACCTTACACACTCGCTTCATGATTGCTCCTTTTTAATCAGGGCCACCTTGGAGGCTGGCCCTTTGAGTTATTGCTCCGTCCCCAGCACCAACAAAGTCAAATCATACAAAATCCCGCGATAAACCACAGGAAACCATATAATCACCATGTTGTTGTTGACGGTTGCTTGGATACCGAAGTTTTGATGCGTGATGCCGTGCTCGTCGGTGAATAACTCAATCTCACTAAATCGAGTACGTTGGCCATTAACATAGGCCTCAGCATAGCCGCAATGATCCCATCCTGCGGTCTCGCACGTCGCTCCAAGGACAACATAGTCCCCGGTGATCGTCATGATCGCTTGATTGCTTGTGGTATCGGTTTGCCACTGTTCGAGGTGTTTGATGTTGGCGTGGGTGGGTTGGGCGACAGCGGTTGCCGCCAAGAACATCCACAGCAATGCACGTTTCATACTTAGTCTCTGTCTTTGCGAATCATGCCCCCACTCCGCCAACCAGCTACTCCACAAGCAACCAGTGTAACGAATATGAGGGCCATGATTATTGTTTTCATCTGACAACACGAAAAGCCCCCTGATGGTCTAGGGGGCTTGGCTCACTGGATTTGCAGGACTTACTCTGTCTCACCCTCTTCGGGTTCGTCAGCCAGATAATTCAGGTCACGCTTCATGGCGTTTCTCCTTGGGCTAGTTGCCCTTAGGAGAGTGAGCATTGTGTGGAATCCATCCCTGCATATACGCACTAGGATAGGACTCTCCTGCTCACTCCCCTAAGCACAACTAGACTGGCTTGTGCTTGAAACTTCAAATCGAAGCTTCGTATTCCTTCTCGTCCCACACGTCGATGTAGTAAGACTCGTTGTCAAGGCTGGCCACCAAGAATGGATCTCTTAATAACGAGACTGTACGATGGTGCTCGTTAACGGTCGTCCCCAATTGCTGAATCTCAAACTGACAGTTGGGCAGAGCCGATTTGATTTCAACGGCCTTGCTCAAGACAAATTCAGGGACGTTGCCGGTGTAATTGGACAGCGTAAAACTGTGCCATCTTATTATCTTTCGGGTGCCCTCGCCCATCATTACGTCCAGGCTTACCGAACCCGTAATAGCGAAGCCAAGTGCCGCAATTGCGGACAAGATGTTTGAAGCATAACGATACCAGGGCCAGAAAGCGTCTGGAGCGTGAGGGCCCCCATTCACGACCATGCCGTAGACAAACAAAGTCAACATACACGGAACCAACGTCCAAAACAGGATTGTCCACTTTGTTCCTGACCACATTCCGGTGTGTTCTTTGCTGGTCTTGTATTTCTTGACAGCAGCGGTTTGGAGTGGCTCGATGCCAAGCTCTCGAAGCTTGAACAACAAGGTTCCCGGACAAGCGATTGCGCGAGCTAACACCTTGTAGCCAAGTTTAGACTCGGCCTCACGGGCCAGATTCACGCGACTATCTTTGAGAGCAGGAGTCTTAAATCCCATTCTCGGCAGAGTTACAGTTGCCATATTGCCTCCTTAGAATTGTGTTGATTGGATAATACCAGACAATAAAAAAGCCCTAGCTTGTTAGGCTAGGGCTTTAATCAGGCATTTCTAAGGCTATTTCCTAAGGAAGCACGTCCCGCTATCTTTGCAGCTTATTTCGGCTTTGGGCCTTATTCGTCTGCACTCATCGCGGGTCTATGCAGCCTGAATTACCCGTCTGTCCTTCCCGCGTTGGCCGCATTGGGCGCGGGTTTGGCAGCGTTGGCAACTGCCTCAGTTGCAAACACCAGTTGTTCGTAGGTGACCTTGCCCCCGCTCATCTCAGCCGTGGCCTTGATGCTCATGAGCTTGGCCGCAAACTTGCGGTCGCCGACCAATTCCGACCCGGCCATACGATCAGCAATCACGCCGATTGCAATGGTCTTGTCAGCCGACAGGCTGAAGGTTTCTGTTTTGGGCTTGGCTCCGCGTGATGCATCGGGCGGTGGGGCTAGGTGTTGCTGGTTTTCTGCAATGAATTGCAGGATTTCCGCAGCTGGCCCGGTTGTATCCTCACAACCAGCAAACAGCCTTTGCCACGTTGGGGCATAGAGCGTGACAGGAAACCGACCTATCCCGTACACCGACACAGCCCCCTTCTCACCGACCGCTACTTGCAAGCCTTCATCCGTGGACAAGGCTTCCTTTGGCGTCCGGCCATTATATACTGCTTTGGGTTTTTCTTCCATACTGCCTCCTAGTGCGATTTGGGCAACAGCCCCTGAGACTACCAAAGGACTCCCCGGAGCATAACTGAGGGAGAGAAGCGATTGAGGCGCATGGCCCACATGACTAAGCCTTGCACCCTCTTTGGTAATCTCAGGCGCGGTTGCGCCTTAAAAATCCCTAATGTCCACAACCAAATCCCACCGATCATGACGAATTTGAGGATCAATGGTTGTTTTGCAGTTCGCGGTTGGTATTGGCCCGTGATAGTTGGATTCCACCTGCCTTGCGATCCACGCACCTTGGATGTTCAACACTGAGTTTGCATCATCCGAGGCTTGCAGGGTTGCAAGGCCGTAAACCAATACAACACACCACAAAATTAGTCTAATGTGTTTCATCCGGGCCTAACTAACACTTGATGGATTTTCTTGCGACCCGCCTCAATCACGCGGGTTTTGAAGCCTCCCAACTTAAATGCTTGGGCCTGACTTTCTGTTTGCACATTCCGCCAATGCCCTGAGCGTTCTTGTTTGGGGGTGTTGATGTTTGATTTCTTTTGCTTCTTGGCGTTGATGATGATTGCGGCACAGGCCGCTAACCTCTTGGCGTTGTGGGTGATTTGGTTGACCAACTCATCATCGAGTTTCTTGTAGGCTAGCCCATCCATCCCACCACCTTGGTTCCTCAGCCGGTTGTCTTGACCAGCGAGGAAATAGGTTCTGAGGACTGCCCTACACGCCTCAAGGTATTTCAAATCCTCATCATGTTCGGCCCGTGAGTAGAATACGAATTTGTCACGTGGCCGCTCGAATGGGTTGCGTTTCTTGAGTTGGGCGTAGAATAGTTTGTTTGCGGCCACCCGTTTGGCAATGGTTGCTAGGGTGATTGGTTGAAGGCTCAAATCCTCACTGGCTATTTCTCGAACTGCTTGCCAATATGGTTTGTCTTGGGCCTTGGATAGTGTGGCGAGTGCTGGGTTGACTCGTTTGCGCCCCTTCTTGGGCGGGTTGGATACTCCGATTTTGTTTATTTGCCCGTTAAATTGGGCTAGGGCTATTTGATCTTCTGGCGACCATTTAGCCCTCACATATTCCCACGGTCTTTTGCGTGGCATGTGTTAGCTCCTAAGTTTGAGGAGATGACGTAACGTAATTACATCGTGGATTTTGACTCGGACGCCTGAGGCTAGGATGTCTTTGACCCACATCCTTGCCATCAAATAGCCCGTCCAGTTGAAAAGCGGGTTTTCGATGGTTTTCATGTTGCGATGCTCCTCTCGAATGCCTCACAATCGCGTCAGGATGCGTTTTACGGGGCGTTTGGGTGTTGGGTGACACCGGAGTGCCACCCACCCGTTTTTGACCGCCTCAAAACGCGAAATTTCCGCGTCCGCGGTCTAGCCAGTGTATCCACTGACTATTACAAAGTTCCGAGCGTTCCTAATTTGGGTCGAACCCTGATTCTCTGGGGCTGGCCCGATGCCAAACCGCTCCCTCACAGGCCAGCACACTCATGGAGTCGGGTTTGCCTGTTTGTTGAGGGTATTACGGTTTGGCGTCGCGCCAGCCTTGGCGCGAATTTGAGTTATCTTAACATGATGTGGGCTAATTCCGGCCTCTCACAACTTCCAATGTGAGATGCGGGGTTTGGCCCTTGATAGTGCCAATATTGCTCTTGGCCACATTGGGGACACATGTGGGAGATGCGATTGATTGCTTCCCCCACACTCAAGTCACCGCACATATCTGAGTGTTCCCAAATTGTGCCGCAAGCAGTACATCGGTGCTTGTGGCTTGCCATGTTTGCTCCTTAATCTTGCCACGGTTGGAGAGAATGGGTTGAGGTGAATGGTAGATCATCGACAGACTGCCATAAAATGGCGACTTGGCAAGCCTGCCAAACAATCCACCGGGCATAGCGGGCAGCACTCAACTCACGGGGTGTCGGCCCTATGCCACATTCGGTGTCTCCGAGTGGACATAGCATGTGTTTGCTCCTTGGTTTGTTGGTCTTGCGGGTCTAGGCTAGGCGCAACCAATGCGCCTCATTCACTCGGCCACTTGGTAGTAGGGGTAGTGGATGACTTGGGTGTTGTGGAATACTTCGGGATTGCCGTATTGTTTAGGCACGAGTCGCCGCCTTTGCCATGTCTGCGCGAGTTCTCGCATGGAAATGGCGATAACGCTTGTTATGGCCTGCGTTCTTGAGTTCAATCATGGCTGCATTATACGCGCCTAACCAAACCAGTGAACGTCTTATCATTGAATTGCTCCTTGGGGTTGATTGCCCCTAGCCTAGACCTTGGATGAGTTAGTTCGATTGCAGGGTATCCAATCATCCCATTACCCCATCCACCCTGACTCCTGACGGTAATGGTGCGTTTACTCATCCCACTCCGGTTGGGGCGACAACTAATCGCCCACTGGCTATTCTTCCTTCCAAGCCAGTTCAGACTTGTGAGCAGCGATGAACTTGGTGATTTCAGGGACGAAAGCCACCAAGCGTTCCCACTGACCTGCGTACAGGGTGACCGGAAACCGAGAGTTAATCCCGTACAGCGAGAGGGCTTTGGTTTTGTCGGACACCTTGAGGCGTAGAGCAGCGGGCTTTTTAGCCTCTGCGAGTGCAGCTTCCGCTTTGGCTAAGGCCGCCTTGACTTGCTCAAGAGTCATTCCGTCGGTTGAGGTTGGCATGTGATTGCTCCTAGGCTAACTGAGAGGCTGTGTTGCCTGCCTTAAGTTGCCGCCCTAACCGGAGTGTTTACAGGCAAGCTCCCAAGCATGACCAGCCGTTCAGAGGTTTAGCGTGCCGCTGGTCAGCGGCTTGTGTTGCCATCAGGTTGTCAAGTGTTGCTCAGCGGCCTGTCACGTTGCAAGGCCGAGTGCCTTGTGGCACCGCCAGTCACCCTCCAATCGCCTCGCCAACCCGCAAACCCCATCGAATCAACAACATGCGAGAGTGACGCGCAAGTGCAACAAAACACAGGGGCGGCGGGCGAACCTCATTCCCCCTAGTCTGGTTTAAGCTTCCGTCATCGGGGGTGGGTTGCTAATTGGGTGTGGGGGCCCGTCCGAAATTTTAAAAATTTGAATTTTACACAAAAATCAGCCCTAGCCTCAATAACCTTGACAAATTCGCAAGTTTTTGACTAGGGCCGGGGGAATCAATATTTGTCGTAATCCGGGGTAATATCCAGAGGCGGATCGTTGTAATGGGGGGCTAATGTAATATTATCTACACGGTCAGCTAATTTTATATACTTTCGCACGTAATTCAGCTCTTTGGCGGTTTCATCATATAACTTCTTGTACTCGGGGTAGTTGTGGCGTTTGAGATATTCAGTACATTTCTCTCTAGTTTTTAGCAAAACCTTGGTCGATAGTGGCATCATATACACATTAGACCCCTTGGAAGGCGAATTCGTTACTAGAAATCTAGCTTAGAATGTGTCAAGTGTCAACCCCCTTATTCAGCCATAGAAAACCCACCCCATGACACATGACACATTATATACTAGATATTATATACTACTTACTAACTGTAATTCTTGGGAATTATTTTTTCGCTTTCCCTCACAAAACCCATTCCTCGAGGGTCTAATATAACGCGATGTCCCGAATTCCCAAAGAGCCTCGATTTTGTCCGGCCTGGTTTGTCCAAGCCGCGGAGGTCATGGTACGGGAATCCTACAACTTGAAGCAAGCCGCCTCCCAAATTGGGCATCCACTCGATCCGGATGAGGCAGAAAAAGTCGAGAGGCGGCGCGACTTCCAAGACATACTCAGGATCGAGAAAAACAAATTTTATGCTGCCGTGGCCAACGACCCTTCGAGGTCGAAATCCTCGGCGATTGGGAAGATGGAAGTTTTGATTGACTGCCTCATGAGGGAGGGAGAGTATGACAAAGCCGCCGCTGCAATCGAAAAGCTCGGCAAGCTCGAAGGGTGGGTCGGGGGAGACTCGAACGTCAGCATTTTTGCCGGACTTACCGCACGAGACATTGAAGAAGCTCGCAAACGCCTTAACGGAAAAGCAATTTCTGAGGGAGCGGCTAAACCGGATTCTAGCGGATCAGCTGTTCCTGACTCATTGGCCAACTAATGACCAATTTTGAAACCCTTTGTTATTTAGCAGGATATTTTGATGGAGAGGGTTGTGTCTCTTTCCCTAATGCAAAGAGCATCCGCGTCTCTATAAATTCCGCGGATCGAGAAAGTTTGGCCCTGTTTCATGAATTATATGGCGGCCATTTCAATACTCGCGATCCGCAACCTGGCGAAAGGCGCCAGATTTTTCGCTGGGAAGCTTCTGGCTTACGAGCGCAAAAATTTTTAATTGATGTTTTGCCTTATTTAAAGGCGAAACGCGATGTTGCACTTTTGGGTCTCGTGCCAACCTTTGGCATAAAAGGCCAACGAGTCTCTGAAGAAGAGAAACTGCTTCGTTCAAAGATTCAAAGAGAGATCCAAATAATTAATCAGAGGGTGACTGTTTGTCTCGTGTAGATGAACTAGTCACTATGCTTCAACAGCGGTATCCCGATACCGCACTTGAAATTGTTGACGCAATAGACGCCAAACAGCGAAAAGAGAATTTCATTCGCTATTGGGAACCGCAAGAACAACAAAGACCCCATTTGGCGTCTTTCACCCCGGATATCAAGATCTTTGGTATTCTTGGCGGCAATCGATCAGGGAAAACCGAAGAAGGTGTGTTTATTGATGTTGCTTGGGCCTTGGGAAAAGATTATTTTAAAGGCTTCCCAGCTTATGAATGGGTGAAAGACCTCCCAATTCCTGACCCTCCGGTGGTCGTTTGGGTCGTAGGATTAGATTATGGCGTTCTCAAAAACGTAATCTGGCACGAGAAATTAAGACAAGGCCGCGGTAAACATCCGCCTTTCCTGCCCCGTGATCCCGAAGTAATCGAAAAGGTAGTCGACGGTGAGTTCCAAGTCTATTTCAAGAACGGATCTATTATCATTGGCAAGTCAGCTGATGCTGGCCGAGAGAAGTTCCAGGGAGCTAGCGTTGATCTCGTCCACATTGACGAAGAGTGTGAGGTCGCGGTGTTTGATGAATGCTATCAACGAACCGCTGATTGCGCCGGAAAGTTACTTCTTACCCTCACCCCTCTTGTCGACGTCGCCTCAGGAGTCCGTACTCCCTGGGTGTTTGACCTCTTCGAAGAGGTTAATCAAGGCAGGAAAGATGTGGTTTTTTGTAAGTTAAATGTAATGGCCAATCCGTACGTCCCCTCGGAGGAGAAGACCAAGTTAGCAGAGAAGTGGGCCGGTCACTTTGAAGAAAAGGCGCGCCTATATGGGGACTTCATCCAGCGGTCAGGTCTTGTATATCCACATTGGAAGCCCGCAGTTCACTGCATTGATCTGCCGAAAATACCCCGAGAGTGGCGACGACTGGTCTCAATTGACCCAGCAGCTACTGGAACGACTGCTGCAATATGGGCAGCTGTTAAACCAGGCACCGACGATCTCTATCTTTATCGCGAATACTATGAGTCGAACGCCACTGTCTCAGACCACGCTAAGAACATCTTATCTGTGAACGGCGGCGAAGCAATTGACACCTGGCTACTAGATCCAAAATGGGCTTCGCAACGAAATAACGAGACACATAAAACAGGACTCCAATTATATCGTGAAAGTGGTATTCCTGTGAGACCAGCTCCTGTTGAGTACGAGGATTATGGTTTAAATGTTTCGCGCGAATACATAAACGCTACGCTTGAACCAACTTCCCGACATGCGAAGGTTTTTGTTTCAAAGACTTTGAAGAATTTTCAACATGAGATACAACATTATGTATGGGATTTTTTTGCTAAGGGAGAGCAAAAAGGTTTATCAAAAGATAAACCGATGAAGCGAGCAGACCACTTAATGAATGCGTTCCAGTATTTATGTTGTATGAGGCCTCGTGCAAGAAAGATGAGAGGGGGATATGAAGGAGAAGATGATAGGCAGAAAGCGTCGCAGCTTAATTCATATACCTAGTGAAACCGTTTTACAAATGTTTGACGCACGGGTTTCAGTAAATAAGATTGCAAAACATTTTAATGTTGCATGGGGAACAATAGCCAAAGTCTTAAAGGCCAACAATCGTCCTACAATTCGACCATCCATCTGGGTAATTGATGATGCCGGATATCTCGGCAAAAAAGTAAAGAATCAAACAGTCAGGCAACACAGAGAAATTGCGGAGAAGGCCCTGGGACGAAAACTTAAACGGCACGAAGTTGTTCATCATATCAACGGAAATAAACAAGACAATCGAAATGAAAATCTTTTGATTTGTGATAGATCCTACCATCGTTGGTTGCATGAACGAATGTCTTTTTTGTATCAGCAAGAACATTTTACCTCCTCGCAGTAAAACGGGGTCAGAAACATGAAACTCTCACTCAACGCACACATCATCGGTCAAGTAACCGCGGGAATCGTCCAAGTCGCCAACTTGTATGGCGGGATCATCCCCGCCCATTACCAACCCGTTGTGGCATTGGTGGTTGGGGTATGTCAGGCCATCATGGCCTTCGTGGCTCATTACTCCCCAGCACCTAACACCTCCAAATAAATGGGACTCATTGATTTCCCAGATCCGGTGTCGATGTTCGAGGGGGCTAAAAACGCCGGTCTCGAACGAGAGGTTGCAAACTCCTTCGTAAGTGCAGCCTACAGCGCCTGGATTTCGGCGATGTGGCGGTCAGGATCAGCCAAGTGGGCTCAATTCACTGGTGAAGGCCCGGCCCTTAAAGACGCGGCCACCTCGGTTTACCTCACCCTCACTGGCCTCGAAACCAAAAACTTCCTGCGTTTAACCGTCCCCCTCGACTTACTCGACGCGGACAACCTATCCAAATTCAGAACCGAACAAATCAAGGAGAGCAAATGAGTTTATTTTCTAGTATTGTTAGCGGCGCCGAAAAAGCATTCGACGATGTCAAGGCCGCAATTGCCAAGGCAGTTGGGGAACTCCCTAAAATCGAAGCAACCGTAGTTAAAGACGCACCCGAAGTGATTGCCTTAGCCGGGGTTGTATCCCCAGGTCTCGCGTCCTTTTTGACTGCCAAACTCCCGGTCGCCAACTCTCTACTCGAGAGCGTGGCCTCGGTGTTAGCGGAAGGCGGGGCTGCAACCGAATCTCAGCTTTTGAACGCGGGCCTCGATCAGGCCGTGATTGCTGGGGTTAAAGCCCTGGTTCCTCAACTTAAAGCCCTCGCTTCTAAATGAGGGTTCAAGACATCATGGCGCGCGGGCCTCTCGTTATTAAAAACAATGACGAGACCCGTTCGCACTCTGGGAAACCCGATTTCACCCCCGAGGCTCCCCCGGAAATTTTAACCTTCGCCCCTAAAGGGAAACCTCCAATCCCTCAAGCGGGCTCTAAAGCTCCCGAGTTCAAGCGACTCGAACCATTGCCCCGTACAAAGGCATCGGAGAATAATTCGTACACTTAAAGGAAAAAGGAAAATATGGCAAATACAGCGAATGCAATTTGGCAAGGGTCCGGCCCGGCCTTCACATTTCAACAGGTAGCTTTTGGTGGCAAGGATGCCGCCGAAATGGCCTATCGTGGACGCGCCACTTTCACAGGTGATGCATCCACCGCCACCGTCACCATTAGTTTTATTGACGGGACTCAGACTCCCTTTTCAACCCCAGGCAACCCCCCAACCGCCGTTGCCCCAACCACAGTGATGGCAACAGCTGGATCTAACGGATCCACCAATGCGGGCACCTGGAGTTCTACTGTTTATATTGTTGGAGTAACCAGTATTACCACAACTGGTTTTGTGGTCACCGCGTCAGCTAACTTCGCGGCCACCAGCTACACGATTGACTTCATTGTCATCCCGTAATGGCCAACGAAGTAAATCTCGGAACTGGAAGGGGCTTGGTCCCCTTCCGTTTCGGATCATTTAAAAAAGAGGAACCAATGGTAAAATGCGCAGGGAGTCATTACATCTACGTCGCCGAGGTGGTTTACATCGCCAAGGACGGCAAACTCCATGTAGTTAATGTGTGCCGGGCGTGTGGTCAAGTTTCCTTTCATGAGAAACAAATTGCCTCACCTGGCACGCCTGCAATACTCCTAAAAGAAAAGGAAAAAGAAAATGTCGTATAATGTCAGAGATGATGCCGGGACCTTTGGAGGTCAGGCACAAATTGAATTAAACAATGGTGCCGGGGCTCCAACCATAGTTCGTATGCAAGTATACGAAGCCGTTGGGCTTTTTGGTATCGCGGCCGCCGGAGCAACAGGAAAGTATGATGTTTTCATTGCTCCTCCAACACCATCAGCTGCGTCAGTTTTGGCCCCTCTTGGAACCTCTTATCAAATTCTGGGCGGCACTATTAACTATGATACTGCTAGTTCTTCAGGCACCGTGGCGGTTGAAATTTGCCCGGCGGGAACTGCCTCTGGTTCTGGGAACAATGTCTTAAGCACCACAAACGTATCCACAGCAACCGCAGCCACCAACACCCCGGTTTCATTGACCTTAAACACCAACATCGACAATTTACTAATCGGGCCACTTGGAAGAATCAACGTCATTTTTGGTGGCACGGCCACCGGACTAGTTAACTTCACAATCGTACTTTATCTTGGAAGGGTGTAATCGTGGCCAACAAATATCCACTCCAGGCCGGAGACATCGCGCCGGATTTTTCGGAACGTGAAACCTCTCCTGCCGCGGATCGGCGGGATCAACATGCGGCCCCAGTGTCTAGTTATGAAGGGGACCAAGACGCCCCTTCATTAACCAGTTCGGTGGCGCCTCTTTGGAAATGCGGACAAGTCGCCCCCACTTCCAAGAACACTCCACCCTTTGAACCAGTTCATATGGAGGGCGATACCTCCGGAGACGGAACCACCATTCACTCCATCGACATCTACTCGTACGGCGATTGCTATGACCCCAAATCTCCTACCCGCGTGCGCGAGGTTGGGAGTGAGTGGTCGGTGGACACTGACTTTGATGGCCCGGTGAACTAATGAGTACCCTAACTGTTCCTTACAAACACCCCTCCGATTTGAGTGTTAGACTCACCAACACCCAAGAACCTCCCAAGGTCGGGCCTCCTTCCCCTATTGATGATAAAGAAGAGTATCTTTGCGGCTCCCTCGCAGGATATCCTAGCGTCAACGCGGGACGAGATCAAGACCGTTCAAGACTCGATGAGTGCATCCCGGCCTCTTATCATTATCCCGAGCACGCCTCGGGAGTTGAAGCCGAAAACGAAACCGGCGTAACCGAGGGTTTCTAATGGCTCAACACACCCCCCACGTTGGCAACACCCCTACCGAGCACATGCATGAACCGCCTATGGCGGGGACTTCAATGGCACCAATGGGGATGACTTCCCACACCGACTCAGCTGCGGGAGGTCCAGGCTACAAACCCGAGACTCATTCTCGGTATCGACCCCAGCAAGGCCGGGCCGACAAGCACGCCTCGAACGTAATCCAGGACGCTTACCTGGCCGGAAAGATTTAAGGTGTATCACTTGGATTATCCTGGGCTTTCTCAAACCCAAGTCCCTGATTCTCCTTCAAGCCCTGAATATCTCGGGATGGGGAATCCGGTTCCTTATAAACCGATGGCCGGGAGGGCCGATCGCCTGTCAGCAAACATCGTAGGGGGCGGGGAATCAACTCTCGGCGCCGGAGGCTACCCTGCTTCTAGTGCTCCTGTTTTGTAATTTATGCTTGATTGGCTTAGACTCGAAGATCAGTTCCGAGAGATGGAAAAAATTCGGAATGGGAATCGAACTCAATCCTTTGGTTCGGCACTCGCCACATCCATCCCTCGCATTTTGGGGCCTGAACCTTTTAGTTCTGGGGGTTGCGTCCCTTTACCAACCATTACTTTGGGTGCTACTAGGTGCCAAGCTGAGCCTCGCGGCTCTTCAACTCCGAAGTCTCACCCCGTTTTAAGCGAGGAATAATGCCGACTAACGAACCTCTTCGTCCCGCCCTGTCTCCCAACTCCGCCCAAGATCCTGATGTTCTTGAGTGTTTGTGTGTGTTCGGGACGGTGCCTTTAGCAACCAACGGAGACTCCCTTCAAACTCGCGCTGACTATGCCCTGTGGGATCCAACCACCGGCGCTTACGTGTCAATTCAAAATTCCAATGCAGGCACCACCGCGTGCCTCAAAATAGGTCAATAACATGTCTAACCGTTACAATGAAACCAACAGTTCCGGGTTCGTAACCCTCAATTCCAACACTGTAATTGGGGTTGACAACTACACCGATCAATACAGCCAAGTCCCGTTGGCCCAACAGGTCAATCAACCAGGAGTGAGTTTTTATCCGGTTATTACTGTAACCGCCAATGGTCATGCAGTCGAGCGAGACGGAGATATGGGTTTGTGGGACACTGTTTCGGGTGTTGCTGTTAGAACCGATCAATGCACGTTTGGGCCGGGGCTTAACGCAAACTACCCCAATACTTAATCAAAGGAAATTAATATGGCCGCAAGACCAACAATTACAGATGTAGCGATGTCAAATTTCGGATTCCCTATGACAGGGGAGGTTCAAAAAACCCCTATCATTGGGTCTGATGGCAATGCTGGATATGCTTGGAGCACAGGTGCCTCCGGCGACACCATCACCATCGGGGCCGATTATGGAATTTACTCTACCACCCACTCGTCCAATGTGGCCGTCGAGATGACTACCTTCCGGGATCCAGTCTAACCCATGAGCAATCGAGCCAATTCAACCAACTCAATCGGAATCGGCGTTACTCAAACCCAGGCCGGCAACGTGGCCACTTCGCAAACCTGGGTCACCACCTTTCCAAGACCTGCGGGCGGAACTATTCTCGTGACCAAGGCGGTTCAGGGGGCCTCGGTCAATGACAACGTCGAGCGAGATTCTGACGGCGGCTTCTGGGATACCACAGCTGGAGTTCCAGTTGCCCCTGAAAACACCAATGTCGGAATAAACGACATGGAGAGTGTATAATGTCTATTAGATACAACGAAGCAAACAACGGGGGCATTGTCACCATCTCAGGTGGCAACATGCCCGTCCAAAATTACACCAACAAATACCAACCCACCTCTCGAACCGCCGGTCAGGGCGGAGCAGGAGCCGCGGCCGCGATTACGGTTGTGGCCAATGGTCATGCAGTGGAGGTTGATGGTGACGGGGGCCTCTGGGACACGGTCTCCGGAGTCATTGTTCTGGCCGAACAAACCACCTTAATGTGTATCGGAACCTAAACCAAGTTACCCTGGGTCGAAGCGCGTTCCTCCCTCTTTCGCGCCAACCTTCCGCCCTCCTCCCTGCCTCGCGTAGAAGGTTAAGACCCAGGGTTATTCTCCTCGCTACAAAACGGGGTTAGGACATCGAATGGAAGTTATTGGACGAACAGTCGAAAACAAAGATGGAACAACTCGTGACGAGTTTGTGGTCCGATGTGAAATTCATGACTGGTATTATAAAGGCCAGCCTCCTATCACCCACGGGTGTCGGGAGTGCTGGCATTGTTTTTACTTCGCTCAGTTAGCCAAGTCCGAAGGTGACAAGTACACCAACTTTGCCCAACTAGAATCCGCAATCAAGAAAATGGCGGAAGAGATTGACAAGGGAACTTGGGACTTCAAACCCGATTTTGAAATGAAAATCGAACATGAAAATTAAGTCTATACTCGCGTCCCTGGTGCTCCTGGCCGGAATGGCCTTTGGTCAAGGTCAGTTTGCAGGTGGTGGTAGCGGCAATGGCACCATCACTGGTGCCACGAGCGGAGGGGGCCTGGTTGTTACAGGCGGAACCCTCGGCCTCTTGACCAGTTGTTCAACCAACCAAGTTCTGTCTTGGAACGGATCCTCATGGGTATGCGCCAATTCAAGCGGATCTTCTGCTTTTAGTGCCCTCACTTCTGGTACCAATACCACCGGCGCTTTCTTGATTGGTAGCGGAGCGTCTTTGGGTACCACAGGCTCCGGCACTATTCAAGCCACTTCTTTGACTGGATTGGGGGCCTGTCAACCTGTACTAGGCAATGGTTCAAGTGCGGTTATTGTATCTCCGAGTACTTGTTATGTTTCTTAGTTTACCGGCGCAACCGCCGATGTTAAATTAACAGCCGCCTTAACCGCAGCGGCAAGTCTTGGGTACAACGTTGTCTTGGACTTGACCGGCGTTCAACTTTTAGCCGCCTCTCCGTTTGCCTCCACGGGATTTGTCGGTCACGTCACCGTTACAGGAGGCGCCCATTATTATATGCTGGCGCCTTGGGCCCAGCCTAGCAAGGTTGTCACTGATGCCTTGTCACTCACTAACGCCGGCTTTACGGCAGGCGGGTCGGTATTTTCGGCTTGCGCAGCTTCAGTAGGAGTTTGTAGTAGCACCGCTTACACCGGGGTTATGTTTTGCCTTGGAAGTGCCAATGGTAGTGCTTGCCCAGCGGCAGGTACAGGCATTGGTCTCGGCACCCGCATCGAGAACCTTCAAGCCGACGGCAACAACCAAAACGGTGTCACGATCTTTCAAAACTACAATTCCCAAGAAGACTCTGGGTTTGTAAACGTGTCGGGCGTGGCATGGGGTTATAACGGCATTTGTGCTGATATCGGCGGTGGAGCTTCGGCCGCGATCAATAGTACCTTGCGCGTCAATTGCGCCAACTCAACCGGAACTGCCACGGCCATGACCGCCACGGCAGTTGGCGTTCTTATTAATGGGGGCGCGACCAGTCTTGGTAGTACACTTCAAAATTATGGTCCGCGTCTTGACTGGGATATCTCGGTCACTAATGGTTGTTCGGCCGGAACCAACTCTTGTACTACAGGGCACGGTTGCACCGTTGCAGGGGGCACTTGTACGCAAGCCAATGACAATATTCAACTTGTTGGCGTCGGTGGATTGATTTTCTCCGTGCACTGCGAAACCTATGCTCGCGCTTGTATCAATATTGGTAACGCAACCCTCTCTGGTACAGACACTCCGTTAGCTACAGCAGGCTATTCAATTGACACAGTAACTTGCAACGCTGGTCACGATTGCGTACGTCTTGGTAATGCAGCCGCCGTTGACGACATCATCCTCCGTAATATCCAGATGGAAGGAACGTCTGGTAATACAATCAACGACCAGACCAATTCTCCCGTCTTGGCCTCTGTGCATCAGATCGTGCCTTTGTATATAACCGGTGATGCGGCCCAGGTAGTTATTGATGCCAGCGGCACAAACGTCTCTGGCCTAGTAGTAAATAATCTCAAATTTCCAGTCACAGTCGCAGGCACAACGACCTCTGGAGGAATCCCGTACTTCAACTCTAACACGCAGTTATCCGCTTCGGGTGCCCTTGCTGCAAATCACGTCGTACTCGGCGGCGGGGCAGGCTCAGCACCAACCTCAGACTCAAACCTAGATGATGGTGCAACGGTGGCAAACACTTTGACCTACGGAGGCTCGGCAGGCATCTCCGCCGTCCAGTTGGCGACAACTTCTGCCTCCAATGCAGGCGCGGTCGCTCTTGGCGGCAACACGGCAAATCCTTCGCTCGCGGCAAACTCGGTCATTCTCCTCGGCCCTGCATCGGCATCGTTCACGAAGTATGCTTTGCAGTTTCCGAGCACGGCACCGAGCGGCACGCAATATCTTGGATGCGGGACGCCATCGAGCAATGTTTCAACCTGCACATGGACCAACGACCGTGGGCCTGGAGGATTAACATGGACAATCAATCCAGTTCTCTCGTCTAGTGCCCCGAACGCTGCATTTCACGTCAGTCAGTATGGGCAGGATGTTTACATATCCATCGCAGCGGCTACGGCGGGAGTCGTTGCCACTGGTTACAATAGCACCACATTGAGTACCTTCACCGGAGATACCGTCGCACTCCGATTAGACACAACCATGTCCGATGCGACGGAGTTGGCATCGTTTGAGATTGGCACAAATTCTACAAACAAGATTGATATCTATCCCTACAACGGCGTTCTTTACTCAGTCGCATGGGATTCAACGAATAATCTCAATTCCTGCGGAACTGGATACGCGTATCTGGTACAAGGCGGTGGACTAAGTTGCTCCGCGCCAACGCTTGTTTATCAACCGTCAGCAATGCCGTTCCTGCGGATTTGTCTCGGTTGTAATCTGAACGGAGCCTCGCGCACAAGCACTACATGGTACACGGATTATTCCTCGGATGGACTTGCTGATTCGGCCAACTCCCATTGGGTTGCATACGGCAGTATCGCCAAGGCATCGTTTTCTTGGAGTTCTACGAGTGGCGTGATCGTCTATATGGGAGCGGAGGCGGTGACCACGACCGGGACATATCCCGGCTATGCTAAGTTCTCCTGTGTAGCCGTCAATGGGCAAGGTGGGTGTGGGGGCGCGATTAGCAGCGGAACATTGAATGCTGGCCCCGGATTATTGGGTACAAACGCTGTAAATACAGTTATCTCCTCGACGGTCGCTAATGCCGCAGGTCACTTCACCAATCTGCAAGTGGTGACTTCGCTTGGAGGCACCTGTTCGACTGTGCCAGTGTTTAACGTTTTTGATGGAACGAGCAATACTGGGTCAACGGTAAGTGCCAGTGCCTCGACGCAGACGAAGGGGAATGGAACGAGTACTGCACAGACACTTACTTTCGCAGTAGGAGATGTAATCGGGATTTATATCTCAACGGCAGGAGCGACGTGTACGACTGACCAGTTTATTGTGTCGGCGCAGTACTCGATCCCATGATGCTGACTCCCCGCCAATGGCAGATCGTGGTCTTGATGTTGGGCCTGAGCCTTTCAGCCCATGCCGCCTGCACCACTACCGCCTGCACAAATGGGGAGACGGGAACATGCCGACTAGCGGCGAGTTGCGGACAAGTCGATGTGCAGGCCTGCATTACGGCCTCGGGAGCAGGCACGACTGGAGTGACGACCCCTACGGCCTTCGGTGGCGATGCGGTTTATGTCCCTTCCGGCTCCTGTTCATGGACAAGTCCGGTATCGTGGACGAATCTAAATATCTTGGTCATGGGTGGGTACTCGGCGGGCGCATTCGGCGGTACTACGACGATCACCCACACCTCTAACGATGCTTTTGATGTGAGTGTATCGAATACTGGAGCAACGGCAGCAGCATGGCGTATCTCAAACTTCACTACCACTGGCAGCACGACTGGAGACTTCCTCAATATCAACGTCGGTAATCCTAACCTGACAGCTTGGGCGGGATTTTTCCGCGTGGATCACATCACGTATAACTACTCCTCATCTGGGAATGTCTTTATCATCTACGGGCCAGTGTGGGGATTGTTCGACCACCTCAATGGCACGACGCCTGGGAACCACTTTGAGCAAGCCGACTTCCTGAACCTTGAGTACAACCAAACGCAGGCGGGGAACTATAGTCAATTTCTCGGAGAGTATAGCGGACGATTGTTAGCTGAAAACCTTGGTACCCAATACGCCGACTACATTGAGACTTCGACCTTCAGTTGTCCTGGGAACTACTCTGGTGCCGTGACGGATTCTGAAAGCGGCGGCCAGCGAATGGTGTTCCGCTACAACACTCTTTCAGGAACCTGCTACAACTATGCCCACTGGACGCGCAATAACGAATGGGACGGCCACAAGTTTGAGATTTACAACAACTCATGGAACGGCGGTGCGAATGGAGCTTATCCGATACGGATGTCCTCAGGTACTGGTGTCGTTTTTAACAACACCTTCGTCAACTATCCGAACAATAACGTGTACGTGGACGAAGCGCGGGGCTGCGGAGCTGAGACGGCGGCGAATGTTTATCAGTGTGACGGAACGCATCCAGTAGACGGCAATGCCGGAGATACTAATGCTCCTGGCTGGCCTTGCGCGGGACAAATCGGAACAGGCTGTATAAGTGGAGGCTGTACCCGCTCGACCATAAACAGTATCCCATTGCGGCTATGGAATAACGGTACTCAAGCCGGATGTTCGAATGGCGGAAGCTGCACAAATTCTACGACGGTCTTAGTTGACGGGCCGCCTGGCGGCGGAAGTTGCACGCGCACGATGTCGAATTACATCATGAGCACCGCCCATTCGGTGAGCGGGTCGCTGAACGGTGCTGTGGATTACTGCCAAGGGGCGACAGAGCAGACTACTTGCGGAATTTACACGGATAGCTACGCACCGTACACGTATCCGCATCCACTAACTGGCAGCAGTTCGGCTCCCACTAACTCAGTACAAATCACAGGAGCAGTCACTATCAACGGAGCAACGATCATCCCATGAAAACCTATATTCTCATCGCAGCCCTCGTCGTTCTGGCTGTAGTCGTCGGCAGAGGTCAGGCCGCAACCGCAGGTGGGATCACGATCAACACCGTAACCGCCTTGACGCAATGCGCTCAGCCGACTTCAGGCTCCTCGCTGACTCTGATTTGCCCGATGCCCACAGGACTTTATGTGTCATCGAATGGGTCAGCGTATGCGCCGATTGGGAGTGGACTGCCATCTAATTGCCCACAGGCTACAATTGGGCCTGTTGGCTTGACGTTTGGAAGCAATTGCAAATGACGCCAATACCAACTTCGTCTTGGAGGGAAGTGTGAATTGTATATTAAAGGAAATTAAATGGCAACCATAACATCAATCTTCGTACCTTTCGAAGGGTCGACCGCAGGGTCAACAACCGCGGATCTAAGTTCCACTGTCTCGACGGTGTCGTCTTCCGCCGAGATCGTCCTCAACCGATATTCGATTTGCGCGATTAATGCCAACGGGGATATCAATATCCGACGCGGCTCGGCTGGTATGCCAGCAGCGGCCGCTACTGACTTCCGCCTCCCCGCCAATCAAACCTTCACCTTCCAGGTCCCTGCGAACTGGGACCGAATTCGTATTTATAATTCAGGAGGCAGCACCATCACCTACTGGATTATGTTCATGGCTAAAACTACCTAATGGCCTTCGACTACCAGAATCCTTCGGTCGCACCTTTCGTATCTGTTTATGATGATCCGAATGCTGATATAACCAACAAGGCTATATCGCATCTTCGGCGCATGAGGTACTTCAGAAAACAATACGATCAGCGTCGTGCCTTTTTTTACAGACAGTACCTAGGCCAACGCGACCCGAAGTTCTTCCCGAACAACATCACACCCAGGGCGAACACCTTTGTCCCGTACCCTTATGCCAATGTGGAAACCATTGTATCAAGGGTGCTTGATGCGTTCTTTTCTTACGAAGACTGGTTAGAGTGTAAGGGGCGGTCCGCGAAGGATGAACCCGCGGCTGAGAAGATGCAAGTGGTTCTCCTTAGGCTCCTCAAGCGTGCAGGGTTTGTTCAAGCCTTCGAATCCCTCGTGCGAAACATTGTGATTTACGGGCACGCCGCGATGAAGGTGGATTGGGATTGGGATTACGATGTGGTGACTTATGCCCAGCCTATCCCTGCAATCGGCCCCGACGGTCAGCCCTTGATTCAAGCGGTGATGAACCCCGAGACCATGCAGCCGGAGATGCAACCAGTGATTCTTGGTTACCGCCCGGCTCAAAAACAAGTTCTACGCAATCGGCCCCGGTTCCTCCCCATCGACGTTTATGACCTTCTGGTCGACCCCGACGGGGGAATCTGGGCTCACTTGACTGAACGAACCCTCGGACAAATGATCCGTGAACAGACCATGAGCCTCCAAGCCGCTTCCCAAGATCCCTCCAAGAAACCCCTCTATCTTCCAGAGAGCTTCGACAAACTTGTCCAGCGAGTCTCGGAGAACGTCCGGAAGCCGGACGACCCCATGGATACTGTTATAAGGATCGCAGAGGTCTGGGATGAATATGCCCAGACGCAGACGATCCTCACCTACGGTGAAGATGCTGAGGCGATCTCGTGGAAGGACCTGCGCGCTAGCTACCGCGCTGCTGGTTACTCCCCGTTCAAACGTAAGGTATATGCCGGGGTTCCTCTTCTTCTCTACCATGGTGAAATTCCTTTCATGCACAAGCGTGCGCCAATTGTGGCCACGAACTACGTTAAGATTCCGAATGAGGTATTCGGATTAGGTTCAATTGAGATCATATCTGACTTGACGGAGTCCCTCAATACCTTCGTCAACATGATCACTGACAACTGGAACATTAGTATCAACCGGCGCTATGCTTACGACGTCAACGCCGACATCGACCACGAAGCCCTTAACAACTTCAACGTCCCGGGCGGCAAGATCGGAGTTACCGGCGATCCCTCCAAGGTGATCATGCCCCTCCCGTTCTTTACTCCGGCGACTGGGGATTACCAGATCCTCGAAGTTTACAAAATGATGATCGAGAACGCCTCGGGCGTCTCGGACTTTTATTCCAAGGGCATGGGGAGCCCGACCAACAACAAGACCGCCACTGGGATTAACTCGGTGATGCAGGAATCGAATTTTAGGTTCAAGATGTTTATCCGGAACCTCGAACTCGACATCCTCCAACCCCTCCTTCAGATGTGCGCGTCGATGGTCCAGCAATACATCTCGGACCCCATCGAACTCCAGATCACCGGCGAGAACCCCTCAATCAAAAAATGGATCACCCTCCAACCCGAGGAACTCATCGGGACCTTGGACTTTGATTTGGTGGCGGCTAATTACGCTTCCAACCGAATGATCCGCCAACGCAACATCATGGCCCTCGTGAACATCATGGCCTCGAGTCCGGTGTTCGCGCCGTATGTCAATCCTTACGAAACAGCCAAAGAACTTTACAAAGCCTTCGAGATTCGCAACGTCAATAAACTCCTGCTAGCGCCTCCCCAAGTTCAAATGATGCAGATGCAGCAACAGGAGCAACAGATCAAAATGATGATGCTCGAATCCATGATGGACACCGAAGGTAAGGCCCGCATCGGCCAAACCAAACCCCAAAAGACCACCGGCAAAGATGGGAGGCCTCGGACCCAACAGTTCGAAGGCAAGATCCCAGGCGCTGGCCTCGAGGGCAACATCCGCGAGTTGGCCCAATCAATGGGCGCTAACGGGATGGGTCTTGAGGGTATGGGTCAAGTTCCCGAGGAAGGGTAAAGGAGCAGTGCGAACAAGCAGGCGTGGCCTACGTGGCACCAAGCTCCAGGGCATCCTCCTCACATAAAACGGGGTGAGAATCAGAGGGAATATGTTTCAAGACGTACATCATTACCACACAGTTGAGATTGACAAGGATTCCAAACTCCCTGAATTAACCGGGGACTTGAGAGAGTCAATCAAGGCGCTGGTCAACCATCCAGGTTTTCAATATCTCCTGGCTCGCTTCCGTCATCAAAAGGCGGCAATGGAAACCAGCCTTCGGGAAGGGTTTAACCTTACCGAAACTCAGTTGAGGTATATCCAGGCTGGAACTTTTTGGGCCGGACACTTCGACCGCGAGATCAAACTTTTAACTCAAACCGCTCCTAAGGCTCAGCCTGTGCTCGACAACGAGCACGAGCAGTTTGAGAAAATCCGACAGTCAATTGATTTGATCGGATCGTAAGCTCCAGGCCACAAGCCTGAATCTAGTCTCACAAGGACAACCAATGCCTAACAACGTTTCCTCTGGTTTCGATCGAGGGTATGTAAGCCTCGATGGAGCGCCGGTGGCAGACAGTTCCTGGGACGATTTGTTCCCGCCCGAAGGAACCCCCGCCACACCGCCACAATCGGTGCAAGGAACAAACCCTCAGAGTCAAACGCCACAAACGTCGAGTACTCCGTCTCAGCCGTTTTTACAGGCTGGTCAAACGGTTTATCTCACCCCTGAGGCCGCAGTCGAAGGTACTATCCACAAAGACCAGTACATCGATCGCGTACGAACTTTCTTAAAGGATCAAGGTTTTGATCCCAATAAATTGGAGCGCGTTCCCGAGTCAGCACCACAAGTGACTGCCCCGGCCGGACCCAACTTTAAGTATTATGGCCAAGGCCAGAAATACTTTGATGCGCTTGCAGGTGCAGCTGATCGTCGAGATCGAAACGCCTACGAGCAGATTACCCGAGAATACAACCAGGAGGCTCTCAATGCCACCCTGGCTCCTTATGGTCCCTTGCTAGCTGAGGTTGCCCGACAACGAGCAATCCGTCAAGTAAGTGACGAGATTCCTGACTTCCAGCGATTTGCCGGATCTCCTGAGTTTCGCCGGACCATAGATTCAATGCCTCTTATTAAAGAATTGGCGAACATCGGGGAATCGGATCCAAACGCTGCAGCCCGTCTTCCTGAAGTTTACAAGACGGTCTACCTAATGTATCAGGGAACCCGGAACCCGCAAGTGAGTTCACCGGCACCTCTAACCCAGGCGCCTCCTGTCCAAAATACCCCGACTGCGAGGCCCACATCCACGATGCCCCAATCAACCCTAACCCCCCCAGCACCGGCCCCTGATACTCGGGATTGGACAACCAATCGCGAGGCTCGTAAGCAACTCATCAAGGACGGCGAGCAGCGGGTAGGAATGGCTGATTGGTCTTCGCTTGGAATGTAAACCTTGTAGCGGGTCTAATTCGAGGAAACTAATGAATCGCTTTACTAAATTCGTGACGAACGCATTGTTCGTCTTCTTCGGGTTGGGCCCTGATGTCGTAACTGTTACGTCGGGTAGTGCGGGCAATGCGGGATCAACCGCTGCTGAGTTGATTACCTACATGTCTGCCCGTCTCTTGGAAGTGGCCGAGTTTAACACCATCCTCGACCAGTTCGGAGACAAGCATCCTCTGCCAAGCAACTCCTCGAAGACGATTCGGTTCGTCCGTGAAGAGAAGCTGACTGTGGCTGCTACCCCGACTCAGTTGACTGAAGGCATCCCCCCGGATGCTGTGGGTCTCACCCTTAACCAGATTGAGGCAACGATCGAGCAATACGGCTCGGTGGTTAGGTTGTCTGACTTGGCCGAGATCACCGCTCGTCACAACGTGATTGAGCGTACGATCTATGTTCTGGGCTTGCAAGCCGCAGAAACTTACGACCAGTTGATTTTCAACGTCCTCAATGCTGCAACCAACACTTATTACCCCTTCAACCGCGCCGGTGACACCAGTGTCCTCGGTTCGGATTTGGTGGCCTACGTTGACCTGGTTGAACTCGACGCTGCCCTGCAAGATCAGGGTGGACGTCCGTTCGAAGGCGGGGAATATGTTTTTGTTACACCTCCGCAGGTTTACGCTGGACTCCTGAAGGATCCAGACTTCAAGGCTTCAAACCAGTTCCGCGCGCCAGACAAAATCTGGCGAGGCGAAGTAGGAATGCTGGGTGGGTTCCGCGTTATTCGCTCGAACTCTCCGGCATTTGCTGCAACGTCTCAGGCGGGCGCTGGTCAGGCCTCGAAGGTCTTCTCCTCGTTTGCACTCGCCAGGTTTGCTTATCAGATCACTGATTTGCAGAACCTGCGGGTCTATGTGGTCGCTCCTGGCGGCCAGCTGGATCCATTGCAACAGTCGCGGAAGATCGGCTGGAAGTTCGCGTTCAAGTCATTGATCACAAACCAAAACTGGGTACGTCGAGTACGCAGCGCTGGTGCGAACAGTGTTACTAACTAATTAACCTAAGGGGAGGGTTTCTCCCTCCCCTTGATTTGAGGATAATATGGGTTTCTCTTTTGAACAATCTGGTCCCGGAGATACCATCATGAACATGCATCGCCCTGATGGGCACGCGCATCTTGACGAGAAACACGACAAGATGAACCGTACCCCTTGGCTCTCTCAGCTCCCTCAAGGTGCTGGGTTGGAGACTCCTGAGGATCCTTCTCAGGGGGGCAGTGGTCACGGTGACTCTGGGTTCTCTGGCGGAGGTGGGGTGTAATGTCGCTAGTACCGACTTCTCCTACCGCTGTCCAGCCGAACGTTTGGGAAACTCCCAAGGAAACTTGGCAGTTCGTGTCCGTCCCCGAGGAAGACTCCTTGGGCGGGCCGTTCCCAACCATCTCCCTTAACAAGGAATACTTCGAAGCCGGCAAAACCTATCAAGTGCCGAAGCAGATCGCAGCCTATGTGTTGGACCGAATTAAGGTCCATAATCGTGCGGCTGTTCGACTGCTCCAGCCTAACGTAGACATGAAGGCTATCGGCGACATCAACAACGCCCCTGCAACTATGGTTGCCGGGAATCGCGCGATTGCTGTTGACGGCGCAGGTATTCGCACCCAGTAACATGGATGCCGAGTTAATCCAACTCGCCAAACAAACGGCCACCAAGTACGGGTTAGACCCCGTACTTGTGTGTGCTGTGATTGAACAAGAATCGGCCTGGAACCAATGGGCTGCTAGGTTTGAACCCCGTTTTTTAGCGAGGTATATACAACCTCTTGGGCTCTTTGATCTCACCGAGGCCAATCTCCGATCAACCTCATTTGGGCTCATGCAATTGATGGGCGAGGTGGCCAGGGAGCTTGGTTATAAAGGCCCGTTGTGTCAGTTGTGCGATCCCCCTGTGGGGCTGGTCCTCGGATGCCAGCACCTCGCTAATAAGTTTAAGCAACACCCCGATGTTACCGCGGCTCTCCTCGCTTGGAACGGGGGCGCCAACCTTGATTATCCGGCCCAAGTTTTGGCTCGAATGGACAAGTATAAATGACCCCGACCGTGTTTCTTATCAGGCACGGCAAGACCGAGATGAACGACCCTGGGAACGAGAAGATCCGGGGTTATTCGGATGTCCCGTTGTCGCATGATGGTAAGGCCGGGGTTGAGGCCACCGCGAAGTTCCTCAAAGACGGGGGGTTTAAAATCACTCAAGTCTTGTCTTCACCTCTTGCTCGTGCCATGCATACCGCTCAAATAGTAGCGGATGAGCACGCCCGAGTCTACCCTCATGCGGGTTTGCTGCCTTGGAACCTGGGAGAGTACACCGAGAAAGCAGTTAAGGATGTGGCCCCTAAGATGGATCACCTCCAAGCCATGCCCGACATTAAGGCACCCAAGGGTGAATCCTACCGCGACTTCTACAATCGTTGGGGGGATTCTTTGGATCGGATGTTTGATTATGCCAAGAACCACCCTGACTCGATTCTCGCAGGAGTGGTTCATTCCCGCAACCTTTTAGCCCTCCCCTCCCTTATTGATGGCAAAGAGATCGGTGACGTCCCTGTTAAAGGGGGTCCGCATCCTGGATCGGTCACTCAATTGACCCGCGGGGCTGATGGGACTTGGGAGATGCAAGTAATTTGGGAAGGAATAGAATAATGTTCAAACGACTTCTTTTGACCCTCGGACTATTAACCGGGATAGCCTTCGCTCAAAGCGGTGGCGCTTTTGGCGGGGTGCCTGTTATCTTTCCAAGCGGACAGTATGTACCGAATGCATCTATCCGCGTGTGTCAGACTCCGGCTAGTGGTACTCCTTGCTCCAATCTCGCCACGATTTACACTGACGCAACCTTGGCATTTTCACAGTCCAATCCAATTGCATTGACACCATTGAATTTTGGCCAGTTCTCGTTTGGTGCGGCTCAAGGGAATTATCAAGTTCAGATTAGCGCTCCAGGACTCAATACTTATTCCTTCCCTGTTACATTTGGGATTCCATCCGGGACTACTATTGCTAGCCCAACAATCACCAATCCAACGGTTAGCAACGGAACCTTTTCTGCCCCGACCTTGACCAATCCGATCATCAAGGGCAGTATGTGTCCTTCTGGTGCCACGGCGTGTCAAGAAGTACGTACGACATCTGTTTGTACTACCGGTGCAACTTCGTTTTTGGCCGCGTCTGCTTGTGCAACGACCATGACTTGGAACACTGCGTTTCCTGATGCCAACTACACCGCTGTGTGCAGTCCGAGTACAGGAGTGGTGTCCGGTGTGCCATTGCTCTGGTATGTCTCAAAATCACCGACACAAGTCACGGTCAACTTTATTCCTGCTACGAGTGTAGCCGCGCAATTCTCTGAAATTGACTGCGCTGGATGGCACGATTAATCAATGCCTACTGTAAATCCTGCTGCAGGTAATCCGCTCTTCACCATTACCAACACCGCTCAGAACATCATGGATGCGGTGGCGAGAGACGTGCGTCAAACCATCTCGAGTTCCGATGTTACGACGCCCGGCCCGACGATCCTCCTCGACTTCGTGAATCGCGTGTCCGAGGAGATGCTCCGTACCTCGCGGTGGACCTTTACTTTGGCGCCTCCACAATCGTTTGTGACTCAATTAGGGGTTACCAAATACTGGATTGGACCTACGGGTCAGGCTCCAGCAGGAGTGTTTGATACTGGCCTCAATCTCACTGACTTTCGTATAATCAAACCTAAGTCGGTCCGGGACCTGTCAAACTCTCGAACCCTGGGTCACATGGACGAGAGTCCTCTTACTACGCGCCTTAAGTTTCCTGACAATACCTCGCGTCTCGGGCTCCCGCGCGTGTGGCAACAGGACGCCTCGACCCCGAGTGTTCTTACGATTTATCCCGCCCCTGATAACCAAAACAACTACTCTCCCCAACCCGAACCCCCGATCCTAGGGATCGTGGCTGGAGGGGCACTCCCTGCTCGAATTTATTTTGTTACGGTGACGTATGTGGATAGTTTGGGGGGTGAGTCTACTGCCCCTTACGCCCAGCAAATTTACATCCCGGCTAACATGTTACTCCAAGTCTTCCCACCTGAGGAACCTGAAGCTACCAACTCGGCGGGGTTGGCCTACAATCGATACAACGTTTACGCCGCCAACGCCGGGACCAACGAACATAACGTCATTTACTACCAGAACACCACCCAGCAAGCCACGTTGATAAGCACTAACTATCCGTGGTTTGAACCCACGTCCGGATTAACCACCACCGGTTCTAACCCCCCGTCCCAAAACAACGCAGCCCCGATCAATGGGTATGTGATTGAATTCCGGTATTTTCGGCAGCGCATTCCCTTGACTGATCCAACCCAGGTCCTTCAGATCCCCGATGATTACAAGGATGTGTTGATTGCAGGAACGGACGCCATGACTTTTCATTACTTGACTCGACCACAAGAAGCAATGGCCAAGTACCAAATCTACCGTGATGGTTTATCTCAAATCATCCGCGACCTGAACTTCATAACCAAGGGCTCGGATTACATCTCACCAGATTCCGCGAGTTCGACGAGCTTCTCGCCGTCAATCGAGTCTCTTGATATTTCGGTCTTGATTCCCTAATGGCCTGGTACGATGCTCCAATTCGTCCCTTGGATCCGGTCATCCCTGATGATCAAGCGACTCAGTCTGAACGTTACTTCCGTGACAACTTCACGGGCACGGGCCAGAACTCGTTCCCTCGACCCCCGGCCCAGGATCAAGGTCAATGGCAACGTCTGTTGAACGTCCAGCCTATTACCCGCGGTACAATCGAAAAGCGGTGGGGCTACACGGCGTTTACTACTGGTTTAGTGGCCGGAACTAATCGCCTGACCAATTATCAATCTGACGCTACTGGTATTCGAAACATCATTACTTCCGGGCCCAGTGATGTGTCGGCGTGGTACGAGAACGGCACTCCATATTTCACCGGGATCTTCAATCCCGCGATCTCCAACGGCCCGGTTCGATCCCTGACGTCTCGGAGTTACCAATATTTCTTTGATGGAAACACAGTAGATGCCCTTAAGTGGGACGGGTCTCAATCCAACGCTGCCCCTCATCTATCAAACATCGGCATCCTGTCTACTAACGTCACCACTTCAGGTGCCGGAAGTACCAACACTAGTTATGGTCCGAATGCACCAGGGACTGCTAGTACCGCGGCGTTTCGGCCTTGGACCAACCCTAACAACATCAAAGTCAATGACGGGAACGTTGCCACTAGTTTTCAATTGGGCAATGGGGTAACTCAAACGGGCGTTTTGTCGGGTACCAACTTTGCCATGTCTACGACAGGCACAGCGGTTGTGGGTATTCAGGTCTCGATTAAAGCCTCAGGTGGAAACCCGGCGGCAGGACTACCGGCCTTTGCTAGTATTCGGTTGACCAAAGATGGCGTTAATGCTTATGGATTCGCCCGCGGGACCGCGAACTTTAGCGGAGGTTTGGCCTTTTACACAGTTGGAAGTAGCACTGACTTATGGGGAGGTAGTTGGTCAATAGCAGATGTTAACTCCCCGAACTTTGGGGTTCAAATCATCGGGTATTGCCCTGGAGCTACCGGACCGATCGTAACCAACGTCCTCGTCGACTTCGTCGAAGTAACGGTCTTTACAAATGCACAGAGCGGCAGCACCCTTAACTCTGGGGGCGGCGTTGGGATTGCAAGTTCG